GGTAAGAGAGGCTAGAGAGTTAATAAGAGAAGCTTTTAACCTTGATCTATTACAAGATACTAAGATAGCTGAGATGACCAAAGGTGAATACGATGGTAGATTAATCTCTAAGCTTTCTAAGCTTTTTGGGCTATTTGTAAATCTAGAGCAAAACGTGCAGATGCCAGTAGCAGATTTCACCTATGATAATCTAGTCGAGTATGGTTTCTTAAAACCCCCAAGCACCTTAGCTGGTGAGGGTATGGTAGAGCCAAGATATTCTAATGAGCTTCATAAAGTTTATAACTACACTAAGGTGGGTGCTTTGGTTAGCGGTGTTAATTCTCTAAGCTCTATATCTGCTATGGACCCTAGAGTTGTAGCAGCTATAAACATGGAAAAGGTACCACTATACATATTTGAGAATAGTGGTATAAGTCTAGACCTTCTTAAATCTGCTGAGGATTCTAAGGCAGCTGTGGCAGAGGTAAATGCACAGGCAGCAGACGCAACTACAGCAGAGACATTTGCTAAAACTGGTAAAGGCTTAGAGAGTGTGGCAAGATCACAGAGTTTGCTTAATAGTGGTATACTGGGGTAATGTTCAGAGTACATGCTAAACATATCATAGACACTAGTTTTGGTTTAAACCCACAGAGTGATAGCTACCAGATTGAGTACACAGAGAAAGTAATTCAAGAAACTATAGATGCTTATGATGATCTTTTTAACAATAACCCAGATATTAAAGGTGTTCTAATATTTAATGATATGGCATCATATGCAGATGCTATCAACATAGGCACAGCTAGTGAAAACGCCATAGCCAAGTTAGCTATCTATGGTGTTATAGACCATATGCAGTCACAGATAAACCTACAAGGTTTACAGATTTTCCAAGTAAAGGACGGTATAAATAATGAGAAATAGATTAGTAAGACATAGATTACAAGAGGGTGAAAACGCTCAAGGTGCAGCACCAGCAGGAACAGCAGCTGATAACGGTGGTGACCCATGGGGTGCTATAGAAGCTATATCGAGTACGATAGACTTTGATAAAGTTAAGAACTCTGTACCAGAGGAACATAAAGCTATTTTTAAAGATATAAACAGCTTTAGAACTTTAACCCATAATTTCACACACCTAACTAAAATGCTGGGTGACAGAATTAAATTACCAGATGAGAAGACCACACCAGAGGATGCACATAAGTTTTATACTAAGCTTGGTAAGCCAGCAGATGCTAAAGAATATGATCTTAAATTTGGTGATGTGAAACTTGACGATAAGATCAGTGACGCTATTAAGTCCTCAATGTTTAATGCTAACTTAAGCAAGTCTCAAGCTGATGCAGTGTTTCAAGCTTTTATGAAGTTAAGCACTGATATAGACAATGAGGCTAAGACAGCTAGGGAAGCTAAGGCTAATGAGACTAAGGCAGAATTTGATAAAGCTCTCGGTGATAAGAAGGATGAGAAACTAGCACTGCTTAAGGCAGTGGGTGATAAGGTTCCAGAGTTTAACAAACTTATAGAAGATGGTACCATAGCTAATAAAGTAGAAGCCTTAAAGATAGCTGAACTTCTTTATAACGTAGTGGGTGAGAATAAAGATGGTATTAATAAATCTGTATTCACACCAGTGGATAAAGACACTGCACTTAAAGAGCTTGGTAAAGATTCTAAATTTATAGCAGACTTAGGTGGTAGAAATGGTGTAGCAGCTAAGAAAGAAGCTGAGGCAAGATATAGACGCATAACTGCTGTAGAATGATATAATAATTTACTGCTAGTTTGTTAGAGGTCAAGATGGTGAAAGTCTTGACCTTTTTTAATTTTTAGGTAACAATTAAATTAAGGTCCTTAACGGGGTAGCCTTTTACAATTATGTGGTCCGAAAGGGTAGCCACCAGAAAAACATTTTTAGTAATTAAAACAAAATATAGGAGGCAAGAATGTCGGTACAAATGCCCGTAACATTCCGTAATCAGTACACTGATTATATTACACTCGTATCGCAGCAAATGCAGACAGCATTTGAGGCGTATGTAACTTATGATGAGTTCAATGGCTCTGAGTTCAAATTTCACGATGTAGCTGGTACAGTCAGCATGACACAGAGATCAGATTTAGGCTTTGAGACTATATCACTATCAGACGTGGGACACACAATTAGATCATATACATTCGCTGATTTTAACGTGAACTTAAAACTATCACCTAATCAGATTCGTAGAACTAATTTAGATGTCAAACCAGCTTATGTAGACGATATCTTAGCTGCTTGGAACAGGACTAAAGAAGCAACTATTCTAGCTGCTTTAACTGCTACTGTTCAAGAGGGTAAAGACCGTGGTACTGCTGTTACTTTCAACAGGGCCACCAATGTAATTGGTGCTAAGTATCAATTTGGTGATGCCATAACAGGTAATGAGGCTACTGGTTCAGCAGCTAACAGGACTGGTATGTCAACAGCTAAGATCATGGCAGCTGCTACATTACTGCGTAAGAACTACTCTTTAAATGGTGATTCAAGACTAGTATTAGCTGTAGGTCCAGAGGAAGAACTAGACCTTATGAATGATAGTTATTTTATCAATCGTGATTATAATTCTAATTACGCTAAATTTGATAACCCTTCACAGGCAGCTGGTTATATTGGCACCTTTTACAATGTAGACATCATTAGATCAACACAGCTAACAGTTTATAACCCAGCTGGTGCAACTAATGACTATCGTCAATGCCCACTTTGGGTACCTCAACAAATTATGTACTATGCTGATACAGCACCAGTAATCCAGGTGTTACAGTCTACTGCGCATAAAGGGTTCCCAATGATTATAGATGCTGCTGGTTCAGTAGGTGCTATGAGACGTAAAGACGATGCAGTTGTTGTAATCGGTACTAAATACGGTGTATCTGAATAATTTACCATGTCATCAAAACTCCAAGTATTTAATATGGTGCTTAACCAAGTTGGTGTGTCTGATACTGTTACCACAGTCGATGACACATCAGCTCTTGGGGTTCAATTACGAAATAACTATGACAGTATCTACAGAATGATTTTAGAATCCCACGATTGGGATTTTGCCACGTCATACGCTACATTAGTATTAGTTTCTAGTGCTGCTAACAGCTCGCCATATGCTAATAAATTTGCTTTCCCTAACGATTTTTTAAAAATACAACAGCTGCGAAACTCTGATGACGAAGTGGTCACACAGTTTGCTAAAGCTAAAGATGGCTTGTACACAGATGAGCCAGTGCTAAAACTTAGATACACTGTATCACCAGATTATTCAGATGTAGGTGCTGCCCCATCTTCATTCATACAGGCTTTGGTATTACATATGGCTAAAGTATTAACACCAGTTATAACAGGTTCTACAGATAGACAGGATTTTCTAACCAAAGAAGCGAATAAAAATTTAGCGTCTGCATCTAGCCAGAACATATCTACAGTAAATCAAACTTATGAAATGTCATCTGATATAGTAGATGGTAGACCATGGTAGATCAGGATAATTTACATTCAGGTTTTATAAACGGTGCCATATCTAGATATGCCAGAGGTGACATTGCTAACCCAAGGTTCAAGCAAGGTGTGGCAGATAGTTTAAACTTTTTATGCAGACCAGAGGGTGGTATGCAAAGAAGACCAGGCACCTTATTGTTTGCTTCAAACTCAATAGGTACACGCTTGGTAAACTTTAACAATGGGTTCTTAATAGGTTTACAGCCCAATGCTGAAATAAAGGTTTATGATGCTATTTCTGGTAGCGTAGTTCAAACCCTTACACACGCTTGGACTAATACACAGGTACACCAGCTGTCTATACAGCAAGTAATTAACTCACTCATATTCACAGTTAGTGGAAGTAAGCAAAAAGAGTTAGCTAGGAACCCAGATACAGGCGTGTGGACCTTTGCAGACTTTGATGTTAAAGATGGACCATATGAACCACAGAATTTTAGCAGAGAAAAAAGAATTAAAATAAACACAGGTGGTGGCACCACTATAGATGGTGATACCAGATATGGAACTTTATATTTAGAAGGTCAAAACTCTGCAACTGCTGCAGGTAATTTTTTCACTAATACATCTGAATGGGTTGGTAGAACTCTTAGGCTTAGAGTCAAGACTGCAAATCTTGAAAGGTGGGTGGTTTTAGAAAATCTGCAGTATGTAACTAACAACACCATGACTGGTACTGTTAGAAAAGAGTATGGCATGTTAATAGATGGGGCTTTACCATATGGACCCACTAGGAATTGGCAGTTAAGTTCATGGTCTGCATCTCTTGGGTATCCAGAGGTAGTAGGCTTAGATAACAACAGATTATGGTTCTTAGATAACACTCGTAGACACGGTTCTGTAGCAGGTGACTTAGACACATTCAGCCCATCACTACCAGTAGCAGATGATACTAGTTATGTGGTTTCGGATGATAGTGCTGTAGATGTATATTCAAATAACCCAGTTAGTTCACAGCCTTTATGGGCTGTACCATCGGGTATCGGCTCTTTAATCGTAGGCACAGATCAAGGTGTAGAAGAGATTTATGGTTACAATGGTGCTATAACGCCAAGCACTATATCAATACGCCCACAGAGTTTCATAGGTGCATCTAAGATAAAACCTGTTCTACTAGATGATTTATACTATGTGGATAAAACAAGAACACAGATAATTAAGCTTGGGTATCAGTGGACTAAATCACGTAACACAGCTAAACCAATAAACATACTAAACGTAGATATGTTTGATGACCGCATTGTTGATATGGTGGTTGTGCGAAACCCCTTCTTAATGATATGGGCTGCTTTAGAGAATGGTGATTTTGTAATAGGTACGATAGACGTAGATAACGATAAGTACGCTTGGACCAGGCACAGATTAGCTGGTGGTACTAAGATCAGATACTTTGCAGTTCAAGATGGTAAGACTGTATTTGCTCAAGCTGGTTCTAGGATTATAAAATTTGGGGAACTTACAGCATTTAAGGGGCGTAAGTTACAGCAGTTAATACACACTAACTCTATACCATACCAGTCTGTGGTATTAGAAACACCTTTAGAACTATATACTGATAACTCTGTGCTACATGCAGCTGGAACACTTGCACTGAACACAATACCAGCTAGTACATCTGC